GATTATGTAATAGTTGTTATGTGGATTCTAAAACTCTAGCTTTATATTGCGGTGGTAGTTATATCGGTCAAGTAGATAAGAAGGACATGAAAATAACTAACATGCGAATTAAAAGAATTAGGTTGAAAATCCACACAATAAAATGGAATATTAAAAAACTACTACTTAAAACAGGAGTTAGGTAATATATACCTTACAAACAATAAAGGAGAAAAAATGAAAACAATATACAAAGAACCTAGAGCAAGTAAACCACAAGCTAACGAGGTGGAGGCAGTGCGTAAACTAAATTCAACTGGTAGCTTACGCAGAGTAGAAGGCACTAGATACGATTTAATCGTGTCTTACTCTACTCCTATCGCTTATGTGGTAGATGTAGAAAATGACAGCTTTATAAATGAAACTAAAGTGATTTTATGCAACCATTACTATTCTGCAACTACCAGGAAACACCAGGCAAAAGTTAGAGAATTATATCCGCTTACTGCAATAGGAGAATTTGATTTAGGTGGATTCAAAACTAGAGCAGAAATAGATGGAGTTGATGTTCGTGGTGGTTCAAATGGAGGCACTAACATAAATTGGCTACATGCCTAACACTCTCGGAGGACTTCTCACCTGGAGTCCTCTAGGAGTCTTAGACTCAAACAAACTAAGGAGGAAAAATGCCTGAACTATTAAACCCAAGTAATGAAACAGAACATTTAGATTATGCATGTAATCAAATGTTTGGACATACAGATTGGGAGTATGTAGATTCAAAAATATTACGAAGACATGATGGTGAAAACTATACAATAGTTTTGTTTTATCATGAAGATACAAGAGAAGAGCAGGAATAAAATGTTAGGAATATGCAAAAACAAATATCCTAGTCAAACACAGGCTAGCGTTATAAATGATATATGTACAAACAAAGAAATCTATGGAACACATCATTTAGATTTTGGTAATGGTTTAGAAGCTATACCAATGTGTAAGGAGTGTTATATAGATTGGGATATGGGAGGATAAAAATTGCTTGATGTAATAGGTTATCAAGATAAAGGATATAAAGGACAATGTTTAGATTGCGGATTAGATATATATGCACAAAAATTTGATTCTGTAAATGAACAATGTGAAAGTTGTAAGGAGGATAAAAAATGACACAAACAATAGATACAAAGAAGCATAGTAGGAAAAAGAACCTGCTACCTGCTTTAGATTCAGCACTTGACCATTTAGATTCTACAAGTGATTGGATTGCTAGAAACTACAAGCAAGTAGAATTTAATTGCTGCAGTAGTTGTATAGGAGGCAGTAAGCAGTTCAAAGATGATAAACCTGCGGTTATGTACAATGTACAGGATTACGAAGGGTTTAGAAATTCTTACAAAGAGAATCGTGAATATCAATACTGGTATGGGAATAAATGTGTACGAGAAGTTAAAGGTGAATATATCTACCTTCAACACTATATACCAAAAAATTATGGACCAGTAGAACGATATAGATTGTACAAAGAATTGACCAATGTATTTAATCAACATGGTATTTATGTTGATTGGGATTGGAATCAGGACAACAAGTTAAAAGTATATTTAGACAAATACAAATCAGTATTTAAGAAGGAGGATTAATCCGCTATCCCCTTAGTGAAGGTGGTAAGTCCTGGACACTCCTGGTGCTTAGGAAAAACCAGGACTACTACCTTATAACTTTTGTAAACAAGAGTTGGCTTAATAAGGACAAGCTAGTAGGATTAAGGTAAGGATTACATAGGAGATACTATGATATACCAAGTACGAAGTGTCAGTCTTTATGGAGGGATAATGACATGGGAGTTTGATAATCTGCATGAAGCAAAGTGTAAGGTTAGAGAACTAAAAGATTTTGGTAGTATGTTTATAGTTAAGTTGGTTGAACTAGAAACAGCTACTAAATAAACAAACATAAGAATAAAAGGAGAAAAAAATGCCTAATTTATTTGATGACCCTAAGTCTATAAAGACATGGGCAATTAAACTAGCTAACGCATGTGGAGGACAAAAGGTTGAGAAATCTATAGTCCTTACATCATTAAATACGAAGCGGTTAGCAGAACTCCTGGACCAGTTTGTCCAGGACCATAACGAAAACACAATGAAGATAGCACAAGAGATAGAGAAATCTAGCACAAAAGAAGAGGAGGAATAATGGATAATGTACTACTTATGCTTTTATTGTCGCTTCCTATTTATATAATAGGTGCATGGACATTTGCTAACTGGTTAGCAGACAAAGTAAATTTTATATACAGATTATACCAAGAGAGAAAATGGAGAAAACAATATGACATTTCAAATAATTGATGGTGAAACTTTTGTTAATGGTATTCCTATGGAGGTAGATACAATACCGCAAGAACAGATAGAGGAATCATTATCAACACTTACAATACAAATAAACAACAAGAAAAATACACTAGATAGATTATTACAACAAAGAGATGAAGTTATAGTTCATGCTTTTGATAATGGATTTAGTGCAATTAAATTAGGTAAATTGCTAAACTTAACTAGGCAACGAATATACGAGGTCGTTAAGTTGGCACAAACAAAGAAGCAAGAGGAGGAATAATGGCTAAATTTAATTTAGATAATTACGAAACAGTAGAAGATAGACTTAAAGTGTTTTGGAAAGATAATCCAAACGCAAGAATAAATACAGAGATAGCACACATAACTGAAGATGGAACATGTGTGACTATTAGAGCAGAAGTATTTAAGCAAGAAGAAGATGCAAGACCAGTAGCTACAGGTATAGCACAAGAAACTAAAGGGCAAGGTGGATTTGCTAACGCAGATGCCTGGATGGAAAATTGTGAAACCTCCGCTATTGGTCGTGCATTAGCTAACTGGAAGTATCAGGGTAGTACAAAACCTAGACCTAGCAGAGAAGAAATGTCTAAGGTCCAAGTAGAGAAGAAACCAGTTAAGAAACCTACTAAGCAAGAACAAGCAGCTATGGAGAAGGTAGTTGATGAGATGGTAGCTGAACCTACAAACACAACTGGAGATGTAGGAAAGCAATTAAATCAATTACTTGAAGCTATGATTCCTGATGAATCACTGCGACAAACCATTAAACAAAATGCTTACAAAGAATTAGTTAATAATGATTTAGCAGACAAAGACATAAAAACCTGGACACAGGAAAACATGGATGTCTTTATGACTAGAGCAGAGGACATGTTAAAAATGCTAGATAACAATACAGATGATACTGATATAGTAGAGGAAGTATTTGGTGAAGTATCTGCATCAGTTATTAGAACATGTCCTGAGTGCAATAGTCCTGACTGGATAGAGGACAACAGGGAAAAGAAGGCAAGTGATGAACGCTTTGCAAAGATACCTTCATGGAGTTGCAGCACATATCAAAACAATGATGGTTGCGGTTGGACTGCATGGGATGATACTGATTGTCCATCAGAGTGGCTATAGAGGATGGTATATCAATTAATGTGGATAAACTTAAAGCTAAGTTGCAGGAGAGATACCCTAACCACAACTTTGATGTACCACCACCACCTGATACAAAATGCAAACAACAAGTAGGTTGTAATAAATTAAGAAATATAACCTATACAGATAAGGAAGGAAACACATATTGTGGTAGAAGATACAAACAAACAGAAGAAGGAAACCCATACAAGTGGGATTACAGAGAGTGTCACGCACTCCTTAAACCAGGAGAACAGGGAGGAGAACAAGAAGAAATCCCCTTCTAATACTGGACTGTATGGTTTTGATGGATTGATAAAGATATTTTATGCAGAGGATATAGATATAACTAACTGGATAACACAACCTATATCTAAAGAGAGAGGTGGTATAGAATTTACACTGCCAAACGCACAAGGTGAAATATATTTGACATGGCAAGACTTGTATAAAGTTGATGTCACCTTCGTACATACAAAGAAAAAATACAAAGAGATAGTAAGCATACCTGCTGTCACTGTATTTATTAGAGAACTAGAAGAACAAAGACAAAGGACTGTTGCAGGTATAAGAGATATGCTAAAGGAGAAGTTTAGTAGTGAAGCACCTGAAGGCAAACCCTTCTAATGTCTAACACATATAAAGACTCTTATGAATCTAGGAACAGCGGTGATGACATGGCGGATAAAGCTATGCAACAGTATCTGCAATCTAAAGGATATAAAGAGTATAAAGATTACTTACGCATAGGAACTGACCCTAAAAAAAACAAACTTGATTTGTTTTGGTATGCTACAGAAATATTATTACTACCTGATTACATTGTCGTAGAACATGGCTTTATATGGTTTGTAGAGGTTAAAGGCACACTTAAATTAAAAGCAAGTGACTTCCATAAACTAATGGAGATGCACTGGAAGGGATGTAAATACAAACAAGTTAAGGTTGGTATTATGTATTTTAGTAATCCAAATGCTGCACCAAAATATTATTCAGCAGAAAATCTTGCAAATATATGGAAAGACCCAAGATTTGAAACTAAATATTATCCTGAACTAGATTTCAAAGGTCACAAAAAACCTTATAAAGTTTTACCTTCATAATATTTTAAGGTTATCCCAACCTTTTTTATTAACTGTAAATGTAAGGACACCTGGGTGCGACCATAGACCAGTTCTAGCAGTAAAGTCTATAGATTTATCTAAACTAGGAGATTGAAACCAGGTCCTATCACCCTGTTGCTTACTTCTAAAGTGATGGTAGTGACCAGTCACTAGAATTTGACACTCACCTGCAGGAAGAAAACCATACATCTGACCTTTCCACCAGTTCTCTATCTTAGTTTCAGGATTAGCACCTCCGCCTGATGTCATGTGTCCATGTGTCCATCCGCACCTAATACCTTTTATATCCATTACTTGATGAAACCCATCAGGAACTTCTACTTTTACCTTCTTGTATCTATCAGGATTAGCTTTCATAATCTCACCACATATCTGCAAGTG